CTCATGAATAGGACTGCTTCAAGTCCATTGACGTTGATACCCTCTGAGAGTATGCTGTGGTGAAGAACAACAAACTTTCTGTCATTTCGACCCCACTCATTAAGTGTATCAAAGAATGTCTCTCTGTCCACCTTTTCACCATCAATAACTGCACCAGTTTTTGATGTGATGAACATATAAGAGTAACCACGAACTGCTAACTGCTTCACAAAGTCAGTCTGTGATACAAGTGCAACAATCTGTTTTGTTGACTTGGCACATATCAAAACTTTGTCCTTGTCTAAGTTATCTATGGCATCAATCATCTGCTCATTGTCTCTGTCTGCAACCAATTCATCTTTTTCAAGTATTCTGGTCTTGTAAACTTCGACCTTTGGTGGTAATATGTAACCCTGCTTGACTAATTTTGGTGCGGGTACTTGACAGATCACTCTACCAAATATGTCAGTATCATTCATACCAACTTTCAAAGGTGTGAGACTGTGCTTTGGTGTTGCAGTAAAGAAGTATGATCTCTCTGCATACATTGAGAAATACTCAACTGCTTCAATGAAGTTCTTTTGAACTGCATTATGTGACTCATCAAAGTATATTGTATCTACATGAATACCACTCTCTTGCACTCTATGAAGTGAATGATATGTGGTGAAGATTATCTGATTACTTACAGCATTTTTTGTTGACCATACAGATATACTGCTTGCCTTTGTAGTTGAATAATGATGTGTTTCACCACTATGAACATGTAATACTTCTGCATTATCAATGAACTCAAGAAACTCTGCTGATAACTGATTTGCCAACAGAATACGAGGTGCAACAACTACAATGGTCTGACTCATATATGATCTTGAAAACTCATTCATCGCATCATCAATCATGCACATTGTTTTACCACCACCAGTGGGAACAATAATTTGTCCTTTAGTATTGCGAAGCATCGCTTTGACTGCTTGCTCTTGGTGAGGTCTTAGTTGCATGGGAAACTCATTGATATGTACATATCATAGCATAAAAAAACCCACTGGTAAAGAGGGTGTGACAGTTTCTCATGTGGTCTCTTTAAAAATTTATAGTATCTCCCGAACAAACCTTACAAAGGTATGTATAATTTTCAGTTTTTGTAGAAAAATCCTAATACACCATCATTTAAATTAATTTCATAAGTTTT